GCCTTGGCAAATTCGTTCAGCTCGAGCATTTCTTCCTTGCTGAGCGTGATCGTTTCGGTGCCAGCCTTGGCGAGCTTTTCGAGGATGACTTTCAGTTCCGGCTTCGACATGCGTTCCTCCAACTTTTTCTTCAAATCGGCGAGTTCTTTCAGCAGTCCATCGCGTGCAGGATCGCTAGAATCTTTCTTCTCAACACGAAATTTGCGCAGCTCTGTCGAGCCGTCGGCCTTCACGTAGCTGAATGTTTTTTCAACGAGGGTTTCGATTACGGCTTCAGCGAGGCAGGGGGAATCAACGAGGGAAACTTCGCCAGGATCGGCGGTGTAGTACGTCAGGTCGCCTTTCTTCCAGGTCTTGATGTAATCGCCGCCCTGAGAAAAGCCAACTAACGCGCCAGCTTTGACCTTCGCGCAACTGCCCTGATCGACAACGTGAACCGTGACGTCGATCGTTTTGGCAGCGTCATCGAACTCAATCGACTTGCCGGCGCCGGCGCAGATGAGCTGATGCATCTCGCGCACCGGAAAGAGTGAAGTCTCCATGCCCGCGACAGCGCTTGTGGTCTTGCGGAAGCGTTCGACGAGCGCCTTGTAGTAAGGCTTCGTCGATTCGTAGTCGCAAACTTCCTTGTCTTGATCGGGGAGTTCCGCAGTCACCATGCCCGAAACGAGAAGCGTTCCGTCGGACTGTTCGGCAACCTTGCGGAGTTGGATGAATTTTAGAAGTGACTTCATTTAGCGGGGCGCACGTCTCGCGACATTCGCCCCAACCTCTCAAAGTGTGGTGACCGACCTACACGTAGGGGAAGCTACGGGGAAATCTTTACATGCGAAAGGAAATTTTCTGATTGTGTTGCGGTGTGTACTGGCGGTTACACCCCAAAACGGGACCGGCGCCGCCCCAAGGAGTTAGAGCGACGCCGGAAGAGTGGTCATCGAAGTTGCTTTGTTTTTACCACGCAGCGTCAACGGCCAGCGGAATGAGCTTTGCGCGATGTGGCGTGAGAATCATCTTTAGACTTCGAACTCGTCTTGGCGTTCTCTTCCTCTTCGTCAGGAATTTGCTGTCCGCCAGGTCGCTGATTGTCCGGCACTTTTCCAGCGAGTTCGGCTTCGCGCAGCGCGTGCGGATCGGTGACTGCCCTTCCATTCGCGATTGCAATCGCGGTATCGACCGCCGCCATCCAACCTGACTTCTCGGTTGCTGGCAACGCTTGCCACGGCACATGGCGCTGACCGTTGCTGCTGACGCCTGACTGCGCGCTGCAAAATGCGGAGTAGGCGCGTTCGACGACTTCTTCGAGGCGATACGAAACGTGAGCTGTGGTTGTCATTGGGATTTTCCCTCCGGTGATGAGATTGGAATCAGAAACTTTCGCGGGCAATACGGGCTTCGCTTGAGTGTCGTACTAGGCTTTGACGACCTTTCCGTCTTTGATGAATCCGCTCCAACACCCGACTTCGATTGATGGTTCGAGAGAAAGATTTTCGAGCTTGCCCTTCATCGTCCACTCGTCTTTTCCTTCGCCGATGGGAAGAGGAATGCGATGTCCGGTACCGCATGGACAGTCGATGACGAGGATCTTCTTGGACTCGATGACGGGATGAAGTTCTTCAAGTTTCATTGGCAGGGATTCACCGAGACGACGCCGAGCCCTCCCCCTCCACTCGTATTCCGCTATCCACTACGCCAGAAACGTTTTTGTTGCGGCTTGCCGTCTCTGTACTTCGCGATTCCCTGCCAAAGTCGAATACGAATTCTTTTGAGTCTTCGTCGAGCGTGAGCTTGAATTCCTCGGAGTCCAAGTAGGCGCGCACTTCCGGCGGGATGTGTAGATTGCCGTCGATGACGTGATCGAGACTCACGTAGCGAAATCCGAGGCGTCCGGGATATTCGCTTGATGGAATCGGCCAATCCTTTGGAACGGAAGGAAATTGCGGAACGACATACTTAGGCTCAAGATCTGGTTGCGACTTCGCCCATAGCGAAAATATCGCTGGCACCGTCGCGCAAACCATCGAAATGAATCCGCGTCGTTCCATCAGTTCGGCAAAATAACCGGCATCTGCGTATTCAACTTCGTCCGCAACGTCGCCAAATCCCCAGTCAGCGTCAGCTTGTTCAACTCGTCGAGGTTCTTGTGAATGTTCTCAATCCGCTTCGGCGTCTGCGCGTCGTAAATCCAGTCGTTGAGCTGAATGCAGATGCGATGCGCGGTGCGCGAATCATCGTCGGTGGTTTGCACGCGGACCATTGCGACGAGCGTGTTGCTGGCGGCTTCGCGTGCGTTGGGTTTTTGAGCGAGGGCGACAGTGAGGATGATCGAGGTGGCGAGGATACCGATGTAGGAAATGCGGAGAAGTGTTTTCATGCGCGCACGTATGGTCCTTTCGTTTGGGCTGCAAACCAATGAGCCAGTTTTATTTTCTCGTCGTCCGCGAGTCCGGTCTGATTCAGAACCATGACGCGACTCGGCGGAAGCGGTCCGCGAAAGTGAATAAGTTCGACGAGGACATCCCCGCCGCCCGCAATGATCGATCGCTGTTCTTCCGTGAGTTCGAGGCGGTAGATTGCGCTGTTTCCATCTTCACCGGGGAGAGTTCGGAGCGGGAGGTATTCGGGTTGTTCAAGCGCGTAGATTTTCTCGAAATCTTCGAGACCGTCTACGACCTGACCGATGGAGGGTTTCAAATAGTCGAAGCGAACCGTCATTCCTCTCCAACCTTCGTCGCGATCAAAACGCACCTGCAATTCGGATGAGCCGGCGGCAGCATATCACCACTTGGGAAAGTAGAACCGAACTCTACCGTGTGATTCTCGTTCTCAGCACATTCGTCGCACGGCCCTTCGTTCGAGACGAGCCACTTCACTTCTTTGACGAGACCGCTGCGCTTCCAAACGTCGAAGTTGCCGCCAGCTTGCGCGAACGCCACTTCGGTATTGGCAATCGTCTGCGCGCGCTGCGCCGTGAAAATCCCCGCGCCATCTTCCTCCAACGCCCTTTCGATCTTCGACGCCACATCCGCAATCTTTGTCTCGCCTTCAAACGCCTCGGTCACAACGCGCTTGATCTTGTCTCGCGTGGTGTCGCTGATTGCCCATTCAGCGCGAGGATTCGCCACCAGCTCGCCGTCGTGGTTGTACTTCATGCCGACAAGTTCAGCGGCGCGATCGGCTGCATAGTCACGCGCGACGGTGTTGACCTCGGAAATCAGCTTGGTGTCGTGGATCTCAAGCTGGAGAAGTCCATTGAGCAATCCTGAGAGCATCGCGTCTTCGAGCGCTGGACGCACGAGCGCGGGCATCTCGCGAAACTCGACTTCGATGAACTCGTAGATTTCTTCGGCGTATTCTTTCGGACTGTAGTCGCTGGAGTCGTCTTCCGACTTCCAAACACGCGCCTTCGACAGTGAGTGATTCTTCGCTAACGCGCGTTCTTTCTGTCGCTGGAAGACGCGATTGCAGGCGCTGTCGATTTTGTGGACGGCTTGATGGTAGGTCGGCGTGCCGTGGTGAGGGTCAAGCTGCACGCTAGTAGTCCCAGGTGCGCGTTTTCTTAGGTTTCGGCTTGCCGCCACCAGGCTTGTTTCCCGGCTTGCCGCCGCCAGGCTTGCCGTTGTCGTCCGGTTGCGGCGGCACAAACGCAGCCTCGGCCATCGTCGCAGATCGTTCAGCGGCCGCATCGCCATCGAGGGGAACCGGGCCTGTCGCTGTGATGATTAGAGGCTCGTTACACTCTTCCTGTGGAAGCGGATCGAGTCCGCGATCGCGGCGTACTTCGTTGATCGGGCGGATGCCGTTCTTCACGTCGATCTCGTCGGTCTGCGCCTGCTTGTACTGGTCGGTCTCGACGTCCTGATCAATCGTGACTTCGTAGCCGGTGAGCTTCATCGTGCGTTGCAGAAGCCAGTTGTAGACGCGATTCACCAGCCAGTCGATGACCGGCATCGTGCCTTCTTCTTCGGCGGCTTCTTGGTTGGCGCCTGCGCTGGCTCGGTTCAAAGTTTTGAGTAGGCGCTGCGGAGATGCACCGTAAGCGAAAGCGATCTTGCGAAGATGCCGGTCGTCGAAATCGTCGGAGAGTTCTTTAGATTTCGGGAAGATGATTTGTGATTCGCCGTTCGATGGCCACTTATCGGCCGGCAGGAAGCTCTGAATCAGTCGCATGCCGCGAAGTTTCGCGAGCTGGCCGGAGAGCGTTGAATCGAGCCAGTCCTGCGTCTCTTTGATTTTGTCGGGATCTATTCCCATCGGCACGAGCTGCATGGCATCGGGAATCGAACCGGCGGTGTAGAACTGAAGAACGAACGCAAGCCTCTGAATACCAATCTCAATCTCTTCCGCGATTTGCTCCGTCGGGCCTTCACCGTAAAGCGAATCGCGCTTGCGATTGCGCATCGGGTACACAAGCTGGTCTGTCGTGAGGTCGGCAAGAATCATGCCGTTCCAAACTTGCGCGTAAGCCGGACCTTCCGCCGGCGTTGGCGTGTAGCCTTGCTCGTTCACGTATCGCGTCGTCAGCGCTCCGTCGATCGCGCGCAGCTCCTGCACCGTGCCGTTCTTCGTTCTGCGAACCAGAATCGAAGTCCAATCGCCGGTCAGCATGTCTCGCAAAATATCGCGCACGAAGTCCTGTCGCGTCTGTTCCGGATTGGGGAAGTCAACCAGGTCTTGAAGTCGCGGGAGCAACTTGTCGTTCTTCGTTCGCGCTTTGTGATCTGAGCCTTTCTCATCCGGCAGCCGCTTCAACCTCACCGTGATCGGCATCCGGCAAATCATGTCGCAAACGTTCTGAATGCACATCTGCGCCAGCGGGTAACGCGCGAGTCGCCGCAGGTCTTCGGCTTTGTAGACTCGATCGGCGCGCGGCGTGTAGTTGAGGTTTTGACCGGGATTGTACTGGAAGCTGCGCGGCTCAGTGCCTTGCGGCGCGAACGGTTTTACAGGTTGAAGCGGACCAAACCAATCGGTCGTTTCCACTCCACGAATCGTGCTCCGCGGCGGCGTGAAGAGCGAAATGAGGGGGCTGGCTGGGGCTTGAAGCGGTCGAATGGTGGCTGATTGAGGGCCGCGGGGCATGCGTGGAGTTATACGCGGAGAGATTTACACGCGCTAGGAGCGCGACTTACGCTTTTTCCTGCCACGCAACGCCTTCCGCATTTCCGAAAAGTAACGAGCGTGGCTTTTGTCCAACAAATCTCGAAGTTCGGCTTGGAAAGCTAAATCGAATAGAGCGGCAAGTTGCGCATCGGCTATCTTGTTTTTTCTTTTCATGATGGCCTCACAAGTTTCGGTCCCGGCGCAGGCGGTGGCGGCGGACACGCCATTGGCATTGGCGGCCAACCTCGCTCGCGATTCTTTTGGTATTCATCGAGATTTTTAAGTCTTTGCCAACTCTGATACGCGCAAAAGCTGAAGTACAGTGCAATCTCCAAGCCCAAAAGCATCAAAGCCCAAATCACGACGGCCTCGGCGGCAACGGCTTCAAATCAGCAATCGCCCAAATCTTCGGGTCAACCAACGTTGGTTCATAACACTGCGCCGAACAAATCTGGCAGGTTCGCTGCACCATCCACGTTTTCCCGTCTTTCGATTCGACTTCGACGCATTCCAGTTTGCCGTTTCGCGCGCCGCAGCTCGGGCATTTCGAGTTGGGATTGATCTCGGCGTTGCGAATGCGCCACGAGGTGAGGAGGGATTGGAAGAAGGCGATCAATCAGCCCAGCCAATCGCTGCGCCAATTCCGATAACGATGCACAGAATCACAACGGGAACTATGTCGCTCC